GTGTCTTGGTGTCCTAGCCCCCCACCAACCGCAGTTGGATTTGGCTTTTGTTCCTACCATAAATGGCTGCTTGCGCGACTTACACCTGTCGGACCAGGGTGAGGATTGTGTTGCAGGTGAGCTGAGTACGTCACGTAATGGGAAAGGGGGGGTTTGCACTGCGATGCTGTTACCATACAGTTACACATGGACCATTCGGAGGGGTAACAATCGACCTCCGGCATGTGCAACCACCACAAAGTGGCTCATCGTACACCGAGCTAATGCCCACTCACCATTGTTAGTACTCACTGTGTCTAGGCGTACACGGGAGTTACGGGGATACGGAACGCGGTCACGCGGTAACTGGTTGGGCCACCTGGAGTGAACCCAACAGATAATGCGGTGTTGTTCCCAATATTGTCAGAATAAACTTGTATCACACTACGGGCGGCGCTGGTGAGCGAACCAGTCAATAGCATCGAACCACCATATCTGTGAAGATCGAGGTTACGTTCGTATCAGTGGACCAAATAACCAAAAGCCGGCCACTAGCGCGTTGTGTCCATCCACTGGCATTGATCGTCAGCAAATCAGGGGACCCAGCGATGAGACTGGGGTTGAACGTCAGAGCAGTGTTAGTGGTGAACATACCGTTGTACACAGCGTAGTACGCACCCTCATTGGGCTGCGTCTTACGCAACTGGACGGTGTAGCGCGCCATCATGTAACCAGCTGTTGTGCTGGTGATCATGTGCTTGAATGCGCCTGGACTGTACAGTCTGCGTTCTCCGGTAGTGCCGGTTTTAAGCCAACCACTCTCACGTGGAGAGATTGCCGCTGGTGCCCAAATGGCGCCAACACAATGGTCTGCGGTGTTGAAGAAGTCCGTATAATCTGAGTACACGCGGTTGTCCTCAGGATCATAGTCCCACGCCATCATGACCGAGCCAGTTGAAGTGGCTGGGCAGATCGGGATATAACCAAATTCCAATTTGATTTTATACTCTTCAAATCCGCTCGCAATGTTGGACAGCCACTGGAATGTGTCTGTGGAGATCGTGAGGCTTGAGTTGGTGGTCAAGATCGGCAGGGCCTCCGTATGTGTGATCGTGACAACCCCGTTCATTGTGGCGAACTTTGGGGTGCCACTAGTTTTGCGTAGTGTTTGGGCCAAAGGAGCAATGGCGGATGCCATCTCTTGTCGACCCCCACCACGTTGCTGATAAGCACTGACAATACCGCGGACGGCACCAACCATTTGGTTGCCTGTCCAGCGTGCTATCGGTTGGGTGAACTGTTGAACCAGGTCACCCGATTTCCCGTTCTTCTTGGTCGCTTTCGTTTTGCGTGTCGTGATCATGTTTCGGTGGTCGTGTGAAACATTAGGCCTAGGCTCCTAACGCTCGTGGACCATTGATGCGAAGATCGTCGCGCTCAATCTCGTCGAAACACACACTATCCAAGACCATCATGTCTAGGAGTTGTTCACTACACAGTTGCTCGTCGGGTCGCACACCGAAGGCATAGTAGTATGAGACGCGTGCTCTATCGTCAATGACAGCGTCCATACAACCTTCAGCTGCTTGCAGAACGTGACGGCCGCGATACACATGTTCTATGTGCTCACGGGTTGTCTCACGTCCCACGCGTTGGAAAACATTTGCAAAAGCATGTTGCACTGGCACACCCTTATTGAGCATCGTTCCGCACACACCAACTGCAGCACACCATTTGTAGTATGCCTTATCGTTGGGTATGCTCACGAGACACATAGGGTCTTTCTGTAACACAGTGTTATGGTTGCGGATCATGCGGTACCCGGTGCTAAGGTGTACGGGGCGCGTCTGGCAGAAATCGATCTGTTCGATTTCATACACCGGCGCCTCGGCCACCATGGCAAATCCTCGTTTGCGAAACCACCCGTCTAATCCACGGGAGAACGCTAACAAGTCGGTACTTTCCATGATCACCACGCAATCATCACCATTGTTGCAGAGCTCTACATTTACACCACGTGTAGCCGCGTAAGCGTACACGAGAGCGCACATGATAATGCAGTTGCCTAGTGAGGTGTTAATGTCCCCACTAGAACGTGTTCCACGCATGTCGAAGTCGACGTGCCCATCTGACACGTAAGCCCGACCGGTGTTACGCAGTTGCCAGCTGAGTAATTCA